ATTTTTTTAAGATGGATGGAAAGAGTTTTATGAGGACTCTTCCGGTTCAGAAGGCAACTTTTGGACGTGTTCGTGAATATTACGATTTCTATTTTGTTCCCTATAATCTTCTTTGGGATAAGTTTGAGTCATGGATTGTCCAGACAAAGAATGCTTATCATGCAAAGTCTAATTTAACTGCTGCAGATAATTTTACAACTTCTCCCTACTTTACGGATAGAGATATTGTTGGCGCTTACTCTACGATGGGATCTAAAGAAGCTCAGGCGTATTTGGATTATTGGCATACAGGTTCAGACAAAGCTAAATATGCTCAAGGTGATATGTCAAAACTTCTTACATATCTTGGATATCCTATAACGTTAGCTCCAACAGGTGTAAGCGATGTTGCGCTTAATCCCTTTCCTCTTTTAGCGTATCATAAAATATATCAAGATTATTTTCGCTTTAGTCAATGGGAAGATGCTGCGCCTTGGACTTATAATTTGGACTATATCCTTTCGGAAGATAAGCTTCATATGGATATTGCCGGTATGATGTCCGGTCGTACAGCTAACACGCCGACAATTTTTACACTTCATCACGTAAATTTCGATAAAGACCTTGTAAATGGTATGCTCCCACAACCTCAATATGGTGATGTTGCAATAGCTGGCCCTTTGACTGGAGATTTTTCAGGATTGCGTGCTGTATGGAGTTCTTCAGGAAATAGTAAGACTATGAAGTTCCAGGTTGCTAGTCATCAGTCAGGTCATGAATTTTTCCCCTTAGGTTACGATGCGACATCGACGACAACCGGTAGCTCCGTCAATCCTGATACAATTAGATTGAATGGATTAAATAGTTCTCCGATTGCTGCTACGTTAAATAATTTATATCCTTCGACGCAATTAAACTTCCCTGTTAGTGGTTCAGGTATGTCTATTGGTCTTTCGATTCTTGTTCTTCGTCAAGCTGAAGCCCTTCAAAAATGGAAGGAGATTACCCTCTCTGGAGATTCTGATTATAAGGAACAGATAAGCAAGCACTGGAATGTACCCTCATCGCAATACAATTCTTATCGTTGTCAGTACCTTGGTGGCTTTGCTCGTAATCTCGATGTATCTGAAGTAATTAACACTAACCTTCAAGGAGAGGAAGGTGTTGCCGATATTGCTGGTCGTGGTCTTTCCGCTTCTAATGGCAAGATTAACTTTAAGAATCACGACCTTTATGGTCTGATAATGTGTATTTATCATGCTAAGCCGATTGTTGAGTGGAATTCTATGAATATACTTCATCCCTGTTTAACTAAGGTTAAGGCCACTGACTACGCTATACCTGAATTCGATAGCATAGGTATGCAGCCATTACTTCGTCTCAATATCATGTATAATGGCAATTCTCCCACGGTTCCTGCTGGATATGTGCCTCGTTATGCAGAGTATAAAACGGATTTGGATTTATATAAAGGTTCTTTCGCAACAACGAATGTCAATTGGGTTTTACCACATACTCTCGCCTCGGTTGCTCAAACTCAAACACCTCTCACTTATCGTGCGTACAAGGTTCCACCTTCAATTTGTGATAATATGTTTGTAGCAAAAGCGGATAACACTGTCGCTTCCGATCAGTTATTAAATACAATTTATTTTGATGTAAAAGCCGTCCGAAATCTTTCTCGTGATGGTATGCCGTATTAATATGAAAAAGGAGTATATTTGGCTTTTGATAGCCGCTTTATGTTTGGTGATAGGTGCATGCACCATTACTATTCAAATTCAGAAGGATAATACAAATAGCAGTTTTGAAAATTCTTCTACGAGTTCAAATAGTGCAGATTCTGCAAGTATTGACTTAAAAATTAAATGATATGTTTCAAGAAATAAGACCTTTTGGTACAACCCTTCAGGAAATTACTGGTCCTGATACGATTTCCATTGTCACACAGCCTACGGAACTCGATGATTTTTATCATGAAACTATTGAAGTTTCTGAAAAAGAATCTGTAACATTTATAACTACAGATATATCTCTATTGTTTAATCAGCAGCGTTTAATGCAAGCGTCTCCTTTGGCTTTAGATCGGTTAGTAAATAACCTCAAGTCTGCTCGACCCGATTCCCTTAAAGGATTTACAGACGACCAACTTGCTTCTGCCGTTAAATCTCGTTATATTCAATCTGCCGCAGATATGCAAGATTATATGCGTTCTATTATGATGAATACAGAAGAGGAAATTCAGGCTATACAGGCAAAAGCTGCAGAAATACAAGCACAGCAGGAAGCTTCGTCTCAGGATTCCTCTGAGTCTGTAGGATGAGTTTTTGGTCCGCTTTAGGTGCTGGCATCTCTGGTATGCTTGGTATAGGTTCTTCCGCAATGAATGCGGCATCTCAGAACCAAACTAATAAATACAATCTTCAAGCGCAGCGTGAGACGAATCGAGCAAATATGGCAATAAACCAGTCCCAGCTTGATTACGCACAGAAGATGTATCAAGACCAAGTTTCGCAACAATGGAAGATGTTCAACACCACGAATGCATATAATTCACCTGCAGCTCAAAAACAGAGATACCTCGATGCCGGTCTTAATCCGTACATAATGATGGGTTCTCAACCTGCCGCTTCGGCGTCTTCTATGCCAGCCGCAGGAGTTCCTGCTCAGTTGCCAATGCAAGCTGCTCGGATGGAAGCTTTTAATCAATGGAATCTCGGAAAAGGACTTAATGACGCTGGAGTCTTTGCAAATATAGATGCAACGATGGCAGCCGCTTCCAAGGCGAAAGAGGAAACTAGAGGTATAGCTCTTCAGAATGAATATTTCAGACGAAATCAAGAGGCAGACTTAGCTATTAAGGTTTTAACAGCCTCTGGTCTTGATGAAGATAAGAAGTATAAAATTTTGAAGAATGACCTTTTTGAGGATACTTATGAAGCTCAGAAGCTTAAGGCCAGACTTGAGCCTCATGCGATGCAGTATACGATGAATCATCTTCAGTCTCAGATAGACTTGAATCAGACGATGAACCAGATTCAACAGTTAAATTTGGATACAGGTCGTAAAATGCAACCGTTGCAGCTTGAAAGAGCAGCTCGAGAGATTGATGAGATTTGTTCCCGTCGCGATTTAAATTATGCTCGCAAAAAGGAAGCAGTTGCAAATGCTATTGTTCAAGGTCAGAATTATGCAAACATGCCGAAGTACAAAAAGGAAGAAGTTGATAAGATTGCCGCTTCTATTGTCTCGGAACATGTTGTTATGCCTGAAGAGTGGAATCAGACATTTCGAGGCATTAATGATGTACTGGACGCCGCAGGAAAAGCCGCAGACATTTTTTCCATTGGTCGATTTTTCCGCCCAAAAGGCAAGAAGTCTTCGCCCGTTGGAGGAGTACCTGCCCCTGTTTGGTACCAGTAGTTTCGTTTCGTTGAGTAGGAGAGCATTTCGCCCTCCTACTTTTGTTTTATTTCGTCTCGCCTTCCATCCGAACAGGGGGTATCGGGGGGCCCCCCGATATACACTTGTATACATCAGGAAATGGAGACGTCACGTCACTTCCTACCGGAGACGTGCGCGTCCTGATTTCACTGCAAGTCCCTGCGGACAAAAGCAATGCTTTGCATTGCCTCGCGTAAACACCTCGGGGGTTTAAGGGGAACTCCCCTTGTCATAGTCGAAGGTAACTTCGTATACCATTTGCTGCCATTAGCACACCATAGAACTGTGCGCCGTCCGCATGGTCCTGTCCGACCTGTATGCGGTGTGGCCGTAATGAAGCGAAGCGTAGTTGTGGCCACACCGCATACAGGTCATGAGTTCTCTTCCAACAGCGCAATAGAGTAGCCGTAAGCCAACATAAATCTTGTAAGATATTTTTATCCGATTAACTAAACCTTAGCCTCCGAAAGGAGGAAGCGTTTGCGACACCGATGCGCCCCTATTTTTACTTAACTTCGGATTATGAAATCACCACTATTTCCGGAACGGCGAAATCTTCCCTCATCAATTTCGCTCTCTCCTCTTGGCCTACTTATGAAATAGTGACTATTATATTTGTATGTTTCAAAATAAACCCCTATATTTGCATCATGAGTTGTCTACATCCTATAGAAATTGTGAATGCAGCAGGTAAACTCCTTAAGGTTCCCTGCGGAAAGTGTTGTGCTTGTTTAAATAAGAAACGCTTTGATAATCAAACAAAGGTTGATTTGCATATGCAGAAGCATAAGTATAATCTGTTTTTCACGATAACTTATTCCGATAGGTATCTCCCTACGTACAGGGTAACTCATGTGTCTAATTCACGTATGGTGATAGAGCAACAGACAGAGCGTCAACTTTTTAACGATGTTTTTATGCGTAAGCTTTGTTTTTCGTACAAAACAGAAGAGGATAAACGCCTTTATGAACTTCCTTTTCAGCGCAAGTATCATCCCACTCGTAAAAATAGACGTGCTCATGTAGGCACTCATTTTGATTTGATTCATCAGCGTAATGCTTTTGGTGTACTTTCAAAAAGAGACATTCAATTATTTTTAAAATCAATACGAAATGAAACAGTTAGAAAGAAAAAACTTGGAGTTCTCCGAGGTGATTGTAAATTCACCTACTATATTTGTGGCGAGTATGGACCCGAACGCTTTCGTCCGCATTACCATGGCATCATCAGCACCAACAATGAGAGTCTCGCAAAGTTCTTATCCGAAGCTCTTCCTGAAATTTGGACAATGGGCGATTTGCGTATCGAGTATTCCAAAGGAAGTTCCGCTGGAAACTATTGTGCAGGATACGTTAATAGCTTTGCACGTTTACCTAAAATACTCAGCTACAAACGTTTTAGACCTTTCGTCGTCCACTCTACGTACTACGGCTATTCACCGGATGAAGACCTTGATAAAGATATCTCAGAAATTACCTATCAATACCTTGCTGAACGAAACTATGTTGTTAATGGTAAGCCACATACAATTTCTCCCTCCCTTTCGTTTCAACATCATTTATTCCCACGATGTTTTAGATATGACGAAAGCCCTTGGTACATCCTTTACTTACGGTATACACTCGTATCTCGATTGGGTAATGCGATTGAGCGAGAAACAGGACAATACCCAAATTCAATCTCTGAAATGATTTCGTATTTAGAAACAGGTAGAACAAAGTATGATATATCTATTGCTTCTGGTGGTTACACTCTCGATTATCTTTTTCGTGGCAGCTCTAACATTTCTTCTGCTGTCCGTTCGGGACTCTACCTTTCTTCCCGATTTTTTCGGTTGTGTGACCGTTACAATCGTACTCCTCGTGAGTATTTTGATATTATACAACGATATTACAGAGACAAATCTTCTTCAGATTATCTTCGATTCTGTAGGAGTAGAGCTACTCGTCCCGCAGATTACCCCTTAGAGGATTATGTTTTTGATTATTCAAACATCTCATCCGAGGAAGATCCGTCTACGTATTTAAAATCTGATATTCCAGAAAAGGTAACCTCATTCAAGAGACTCTTTTTCCTTTCCACATTTTTAGGTAAGGATTTCTATGATTTGGTTAAACATAATAATTCATATCAGAATAGTCATATGTATAAGACCTTGTACATGAACCATTCTCGAACTTTTGAAAATTCTATAAAACATAAAAAACAAAATGAGAAAAACTGCATTTTTGAAGAAAAAAGCTGTAGTGCTTGATTTTAGTGAATTCCCGGACAGGGAAGTTGTTGAATATTTGGTCCATGTATCATTTTGCGGTAAGCCTTATGATTGCATGGTGTTTCAGAGTTTTGATATGCTTATCGAGTATATTCGCTCTCATGAGAGTTATGGTTTGACGTATGATATTGTAATGCGCGCTACAACAGAATACGACTGCCGTATGTCTTTTGATGGTGAAATACCTTTTTAATAATTAAATTTTATCAGTTATGGCAAATATCATGGATTTCAAGTCGGTGAGCAACAATGTTCATCGTGCCGGCTTTGACCTATCTTCCCGAATGTGCTTCACGGCTAAAGTCGGAGAGATGATCCCCGTCAAGCATTGGGACTTGCTTCCCGGCGATTTTTTTAAGATGGATGGAAAGAGTTTTATGAGGACTCTTCCGGTTCAGAAGGCAACTTTTGGACGTGTTCGTGAATATTACGATTTC